AGAAAATGTGTAGCAGCATTAACCTGCTGGCAGAGGGGTGATCAACATGGGAGAATTCTTTCACTACGTTTTTATAGCCATGGGAGTGTGCGGAATTTCTTGTTTAATACTTTCAATGTGTATTGGTGTATACTATCTGGCTAAGTAGCGTCTTTAAATAAAGGAGAAAACTCATGAATGAACAATTTACTAAGAAGCAAATTGCTGAGATTGTTTTGTGGTATGCTGATGATTACGCAGAAGAGGAATGCCCATATAATGCTCAAGACTATGTTAAAGATAACATAACTTGTGTAGATGCAGGAGTCGATATTGTAGAGTATAAGACAGTTTATAATTCAAATGTATATCTTATTGGCGGCGTTTATTTCGAGGTAACTTGTTCGCGTAGCAATAGTGGTTATTGGTCAGATAGTGAACGAGATGAGCCAACTATCTGTGAAGTGTTTCCACAAGAAGTCACTAAGACTATTTATCTTGCAAAGAAACCAGATTAAGGAGAACAAATGACTAACAACATCATCGTAACAGAACAAGAGCGTAATATCATTCTTATCGGAATTGCTACAGCAGGCTACATGTATATTCTTGAAGACATTCAAGCATTAACGTTTGCTATTAATGCAACAGGCTATCATTTTGATGAGTATGGAGATATGCTTGATAAAGCATCTGTTGATATTACAAATGAGAAAGTGGAGCATGTACTGAAGCAAATGATTATGTCGGCTACGCCTAGTGTTGTGGCTATGTCTGGTAAGTTGAATTAACAGGGAGAATAAATATGAAACACAAAGTTAGGATTGTTACAAATAATAAAGGGAGTGGTGATTACGCATGTGTGTATATCGATGACATGGTTGGTCGATCAGGACACAGTATCTCGTTACACGATTGGGAGTTCATGCTCAACTTCATGGGAGTTGATGTAAAGCTTGTCCATTTAGACGACGAAGACTTTGATGATCCATTGTTTAATTTTGATGCAGTACAATAAGGGAGAACAAAACTAATGGTAAGTATTACTACGCAAAAACGTGCTTCGTATATTGAAGAGTATGCAGATAAGATTGATGATCTACTCGTCAAGGGGTTTTCAAAGCGACAAGTTGCATATAAGTTGAACCTTCCAAAGTCTTCTGTTTCAGACTATTTGCGAGATAAAGAATTTAATGGGGTTGTTGTAAAGCCATATAACAAGATGAAAATCCTTGTGCTTGATATTGAGACAGCCCCGCTTGTGTCTGACCTCTGGAGCATCTGGCAACACGGCGTAGGACTCAATCAAGTGCAGAAGGATTGGCATCTTCTCTCATTCGCTGCTAAGTGGTATGGCGAAGAGGAAGTATTCTACTATGACCAATCTGATGAACGAGATATTGAAGATGATTTCAATCTGTGTCATGTTCTCTATGATCTTCTTAATCAAAGCGATGCCACTTTAACTCAAAATGGACGAAAATTTGACCTTAAGAAGATTAATGCTCGCTTTGTTATTAATGGGCTTCCGCCAGCAAAGCCTTCACGAGTAATTGACACGTTGGAAATAGCAAAACGTGAGTTTGGATTTACGTCAAATAAGTTGGAGTACATGACTGACAAACTGTGTAAGAAGTATAAGAAACTGTTGCACAAGAAGTTCCCTGGACATACTTTGTGGACAGAAGTAATGAAGGGTAATACTGAAGCATGGGCAGAGATGAAGGAATACAACATTCATGATGTCTTGGCATTGGAAGAGTTGTATGATATTATTAAGCCTTTCTCCAACAAGCATCCTAATGTCGCACTGGCACAAGGTAGTGACCAACTTACGTGCCGTGTCTGTGGTGGAACACACTTGAGTAATTCTGGTGATTGGCATACTTCGTTGTCTGTTTATGACTTGTATCGTTGCGAGGATTGTGGAGCGTATAGCCGTGGGCGTAAGACGAATACAACTAAGGAACAACGAAACAACGTCACGATGGCAACGATTTCTTAACTTAACAGGAGCCAATACAAATGCGAGCCTTACAATGTAATCTTCCAATGGTGCCTGCTACTGTATTCTGCAACAAGGAAAACAAAGCAATCCTTTTTGTGAAGCATGGAAATGGCAATTTCATTGATTATCAATCTGGTCAAGATATGGTTGCTTGGACTCGTGATGCTCTTTGTATTGGCCCAAAGGAATACAAATATAACATTTGGACAATTGTTGAAGATAATCCAGAGTTGAAGGATTACTTTAGGGAAGTTCTTAGGGAAAGCCTGCAAGATATTTAAGGAGAATATATGGCAACTGTTAAGCAACAGATGGATAAGATGTTAAAGCAAATGGACAAGTTATACGCTAAACAAGAACTTCTTAAATCTCAGTGTACTCATGAAGGGCTTCTTGGAGAGTATGGGGCAAACACTGGCAACTATTGCAGCAGTGACAATAGTTATTGGGTAAACTTCAAGTGTCCTCAGTGTGATAAGTGTTGGAGGGAAGATCAAGATAAGCAACAGTATAAACAAGGCAATCATTATACTGAGCAAGGATTTATTTGGACTAAAGGAGACAACAAATGAATATCAATGATTGTATTGACCAAGTAGTAATTTTCAACGAGATTGCTGGTAATCTTAGTAATGTGTCACATGAAGGCCTTATTGCACAAGCTAAAGTTGTTGCTGAAGAAGGTAATGAACTTCTTGAAGCGGTAGCCGAAGGCAATCCAAATGAAATCCTAAAGGAAGCTGTAGATGTTCTTGTAACAATTCATGGCTTTGTTAAAATGCTTGAGGAACAAGGGTACGATGTTATTGGGGCGTTCAATGAAGTGAACATTAATAATTTGAGCAAGTTCACGCCTAGTGCTAATATTGCTAACTTGACTATTCAAGAATTTGAGGACAAAGGTATTAAGGTTTATGGAGAAGAGAATCTTGATTATAATGTGTTTGTAATCAAAAATGAACATGGCAAAGTTGTGAAGCCTTCGGGATACAAGAAGTGTTCTGTTGCTAGTTATACGCCAAAAGGAATCTTGCCGAAAGTGAAACTTGATGATGTTGGAGGTGACTTGTGCTAGTCTATTTTAGCTTCCTAGATATTCTCAAGATTCCAGAAATTTCAACTATTGCAGAAAGCCAATTTGATTTGCTTCAGCCAAAGATGGATAATATTGTTGCCCCATATATTTTTAAACTTGGAGGATTTGTTGATAATGGACTTAAGCTTCAGGCTTGCGTCCATAGAACAATTGACTTGAAGATCGTTACAGGCTATCGTTATGTTTGTACTGAGCGCTATGATAAAGAATGGAAGGCTAATCGTAACTTCTCCATGAGCGCACGTATTAACTCTCAGACAGACAATGAGTTGGCAAATGATATGGTACGCAGTAGTGCTGAAGGCATGGGTGAGTCAGGTTTTAGAGCTATGTGCATGGCTAGTTTTAAAGCAGAGGGAACTACGCGAAGCGTAAAGAAAGATGAAAGTGAAACATGGGAAGAAGATCGTAGTACAATTGCAGCATTGCAAGATATTCAAAAAGGAATTAGAGGCTTCTTGCATCCAGATGAAGATGTGTGGTACACTAATGATTTAGTTGTAGCAATCAAAGAAGCAAACGAAGCAGACGTAATCTAATTTATTAACTAAAAAAGGAGAAACACAAATGAGTATTCAAATTAGTCCAGAACAAAAGACTGTTTATCAAGGTTATCGTAACGAAGCAATTGAGCGTCTTACTGAAGCAGCAAGTGCAATGGAACAATATAAGGAAATTGTTACTGCTGCGGCAGAGACAACTAAGTTGTCAAAGAAGGAAATTGGCAAGTCGTTTAAGACATTCTTTGCTGACAAGGTTAAGGCATTATCTGATGAGGCAAGTGTTGTTGAATTCTTGAATGACTAAGTAGTAGATAAGCAATAAGCCCTACGTCAATGACGTAGGGCTTTTATTGTTAATTAAACATTAGGTAAATTCAAAGAAGAAACACTCTTCACATTCAAACCCTGCAACTCCTGGGACCATCGTAAGGGACTCTACCCAATACATCTGACCAGCACAGATTGGGCAAAATCGATAATTTACAGCCGAAGCTTCTGGAACTTCTACATTGACATTGGTATCCATAATTCCCTCTATGCGTATTTTGAGATAATAGCAGCAACATCGGATGTATATTTTGATTTTGCTGCTGCAATATTTGACATTACAATTGCCTTCTTTCCCACTTCACTCGTTCCATCATTAACCATTGCTGTTAGCCATGTTAATTGCAAATTTGTGGTAGTTGCTTTATAATCATCTGCAAGAGTAGCGAGTTCTGCTAATTTCTGCCTATTCTTATTAGCTGCTGCAACATCTGTTGGAAGGTTAATAACTTCCCATTGCTGCTCATATGTTCCCTTTACCGTAAGAACGGGAGTTGTCTCTTGGACAACTTGAGTCAAGGAGTTATATGTTGGCTGTGGGGACGGAAACACATAAGCATACCCATCAGGATTGAATGGAGTAGCAAATGATGTGTTAGGAAGAGAGTTGCGGATATCCTGTTCGGAGACAGGATACTGTTTTGTTACTAGATTGATGTATGACATAAGACTCCTTTTAAGCAAATGCTAAGAAAATATAAGTACCACCTGTAATATTGATATTGGTAGCAGCAACTTGATTAACTATAAACCCGGAGATATCCACGTCTACACTGTCATCTGTGGTAACTTCCGCAACACTGGTGTTTAATGAAAGGTGCGGGTCATCTCCAGAAATAATTCCACGTGCAGAGTCCCAATAAAACCAGTCCCCTACATTATCAATAGATTTTATAAACATATATCTAGCACCAGTTGTGAATCCACAATTGATAACTTGTGAAGAACCATTCCCCACATAACTCCCAATCTTACTAATTCCAGATCGTGATGCAAAAAGATAAGATATGAAAGTGTCAGAACCAGCATTAATCTCCCCAATAGAAGAGACTGAAAACGTGGAGGGTGTCATATTAACTGACCCATTTGTCCATAAGTTCATACTAGCGGCTTGGGCTGATGTTTGCTGTAGCACAAGATTCCCGGATGCGTATGAGCAGTAAACTTGCCAGTTATAGGCAAATGTTCGGCATTTTCTTATGATCAATTCTGGAGTGGCAGAGAGGTTATGTGCAACCTGTTTTGATATGCCAGTACCTGTGTCACAAACAATATCAAATACCCCCTGGGCCCTATGAAAAAAATGATGAATAAGAGAAATACCACTTCCATTTATATATATATTGTTTTGAACTCCAACAGATATACCATTCATATCAAAGCTGACTAGATCTTGTGACGATGAACTTGTGGCCTCTGTCGTGTTTGAATGTGCATAAAGGGATTGTGTATGCCCACGGTTTTTATCTACGAAGGAATAAAATCCACCTGTCCTAGAAGTAGTTCCTAGTAAATCCGGCGCAAACCCCACCCCTGTCACCACAGCAGCAGCACCAGTACCCGTTCGTGCAATCGCGTTATAAACCTGCGTGCCGAGTGTTGGGGGCTTGTTGGGGCGACGGATGGCGAGGTAGACCGTATTTGATCCTGCTGAAACCAAACCACTCCTAATCACAAACCCGGTAGCTGTCGGGCTTGAATATATTGTTCCATCATTAACTTCCGCCGCTGGCCAGTTAGCTGTGATACGTAATTCCGCTGACTGACTAAATGCCCTCGACGTATCCAGTATGTGCCAAGACCCACCGACGGTGATATCTTTCACCATCAAATACTGCGGCTCCCACCCGAGATTAACCGTAGCATTACCACTCGCATCCGTAGTAAAGCTGCCTGCCTGAATAATCCCATCTGCTGAAGTATCGTGGGCGAATAGGTAGGCGACGTAGGTTTGTCCGCTAGTGTTTAAACCCCCATCAGCCCCAATAGAAAACTGTGCTGCTGTTGGGGAAACAGGAATTGATCCATTCCCCCATACATTTCCTGTAACACTTGTTTCAACCGCCGCTGTAGTGTTAAGAAAAAGATAGCCCGTGTTTCCAAGACTTTGATGATATACGTACCAAGCATTAGCCCCGCTAGTCTGTTTTACGATAATCATACCCGGTGCAATACCGAGCGAATGTGCAATGTTTTGTGTCGTACCATTCCCCGTATAAGTAACCACATCGAAAAATTCCGGGGCGCGGCGGAATGTCCATCCCACGTAACCTGTGGAAGCACCATTATCACCTGCATAATTGCTTGTGACATAACCATTATTTAGAAACACTGGTGCTGTTAACCCACTACCACTAAAACTCTGTTGTGCGTCGGTGGTATTTGTTCGTATAAACTTATCTACTCCACGTATAGAGTCAACTAAAGTATGCGAGTTAGTAGAAGTTCTTTGTTTTGCCCAAACCATCCCGCCCTTACCCGCAAGATCAATCCCATTGTTGATCGGCTGCGTTGCGCCATTTCCGGTGTAGGTATACGCACTGAAAACATCGTCTGAGTATAATTTTTGTGCTCCACTAGATGCAGATAATAGTTTATTTAACATTATCTAATCACCTTTACAAACACAGTAACACCAGCATCTCTTGTCCACATACAAATCCAGTCTGTTCCAGATGTTTGCAATGTGACACCCGCCCCTGCAAATGTTGTACTATAGCTACCATCAGATTTAATCCAATTGGTAGTTGTCCCAAGAGAAAATGTCAAAGTGGCCGATCCTGCATTAGTAAGTTCTAATAGAACATCCCCAAGATTCCCACTTGGGGGCCAATTAGTTGTACTAATAATGTGGCTTCCTGTTACAGTGATCTTTTGGTGGCTCCCTGCTGTATAGTCAATTACTTGATTAGTAGTTCCAGAGTTTCCTTTGTCAAGGAATACATAACCAAAATCTTTAATCAACCCTCTGCTTAGTTGCTGGTCAGAGTAGATTTGAGCACCAGTAAATGTATTTGTGCCTAAACTTGCTCCCGTATTACTTGCCACCGCAGATAATGCAACTGTCCAATCCGTAAATGTTCCGCTTCCACTTATAGTAGATACACTTACAACCAAGGCTCCAGTTCCACTAGTAAATGAAGTAATCTGCCCAAACATATAATTACTTGGTGTAGGAGTATTTGCTATAACAACAAACTGCCCAACAGCATATGCCTTCCCTGTTTGGATAGTTAGTGAGTGACTCCCTAAACTAATAGGCAAACTGGTAGTGCTTGTTGCGGATGTTCCTGGCGCGTTTAAGGCGCTTGCTGCGCTTGCTGCTGCGGCATATGCTGAGCCTTGTGCATTGTTAGCTTGCACTGTTGCAAGCGATACTTGAGCAGCCCCATTAGTTGTAGCCAAACCCGCTTGCGTAGTGGCTATACCTGCCTGTGTTGTAGCAGTGTTGGCCGCATTAGTAGCTATTGCTTGTTTAGCTGAGACGTCCACCTGTAGAGCATTTATGTCTGTAGAGAATGTTGGCAACTGTGTTGCGAAGAACGTATCTACATCAGTTTTAAATGTAGGTGATGTTCTGTCTAAGGATGGAAGTGTGGCAATTGTCATATTAATCCTTCAATTTCAAGTGAGCAGTAATTCATTGTTGGGTAGGCCACTTCTATGGAAAACTCTTTGTAAAAGCCGTATACTGTCAAAGGCTCATACCCATAAACATCTGTAGCAATCCAAACAGCAGGCGTGGCGCGTAAATCGGCAAGGGCACGCGAGATACGAGGATAATCAACTTGTTCAGTGATTACCTTAAGAGACATTTTCTTAGAGTAGCCGCGCTTAACAATTGTATATCTCCCAAAGGCATCAACTGTTTTTACGCTATAATCAATAGCACCAGAAGTAGCTCCATATTCTGTTGCACCAATCCCTATGACCTCTCCAAATTTACACACGCCACAAGAAACACTACCAGATGTAGAGGATATTGAGACTGTTAATTCACAATTAGGAAAATGAAACGGCAAGTCTGTAAGGGCTACTGATTCTTCTTGGGCATACGGAGTGTAAAACCAGTCGTAAAAACTTGTAATGATTGTTCCATCCAGAGTTACGACCTTGTTGTATGCTACAGCCCCCCCTGTAGACTCCTTCATTGTTATTGTTGCGGTCTTGCCTACCAATTCTAGAAGTGCTAAACCAGAGATACTTCCTGGTTTAAGCACAACTGTTAAAGGAGTAGTAATTGTTGTAGCAGTTCCAACAACATTGTCAAACATGGCCCAACGGTTTGTTGGGCCAATATCTAGCCAATTAGTTGGGTCTGTTTCAGGAGGAGTAGCAGTTGTTCCTGCGATAAGTCTCTCGTATATCCTATGTGTTGAAACTCTGATACATTTCTGCCCTAGTGTATAAGCAGTTGCAGCGGCCCAGACAGCATAATCTGTTTCTGGGGCGGTGCTAGAGATTAATATTGCATCTGTTAATGCTATAGGGCTTATTACCTTTGTTGACAGTTCAATCATACTGGTGCAGCCTCCCTAGTAGAAATAGCATCGCCATCTGGCATTACTCTCTTGATAAGTTTTACATTTTCGCTTGTATTGACAACAATTGCTCTTGCTTCAAAACGAAGCATAACCATTTCCTGCTTCATGGCTTCCATCGTTGTCAACAAAGCTTCAGCATTAAACGATTCACTCTTATTTGACGGAGTAGATAACCGCCCTATTAGTTGCTTATTATCCCCAGCAGGCGTAATGCGTTCGCCCTTGTGCACCATTGCAAGCATATCCTCTGGAACATAATTTGTGCCAACAGCAAACTTTGTAAGACCATACTTGTCTGCCGCTGCTGCGGCTGTTCCGGCAGGTTGCCCAAAGATTGTGTCAAGAGTTGCAAGAGATTGCCCATTAAGTGCTGCTGACTGATATACGGCTGCATAAGCACCAGGATTAGCAGCCCATGTGTCCTTAACTAGACTTTGATCCCAAGAGCCACTAAACTTCTGTGTGATAACTCCGGCATCATTTGTAGAGTAGCCTGCTGCTGCACCCATTGTTCCTGCTTGGGAGATGCTGCCACCTAACCCCCCACCTACTGCTTTAGACATAGCAATAACAGAGCCAAGATTTGCAATTGCTGCTGCAACGGATAAGACACTTGTGTTAATACCTTTCAACTCATTAATCTGAGCAGTAGCATCTGTTAAAATCTTATCTAAAGCGTCTTGTGCCCTATTGTTCTGTAACTCAGCTAAGTCTGCTGCATTAGTTATTTCATTAAGCGTTTGTTCAGCAAGACTCTTCTGTGATCCTGCAACCGTCTTGAGTGCCGAGAGTGTTGCACTAGCTCTGCCTTGATCCCTTGCATAATCCTCAAAACTAGAGTATAGTTGCTCGGACGGCTTCGACAGATCCTCAATAGCTGTAGAAATACTCTCACTATAGGCGGTTAATGATGAACCACTTTTTGACGCAGTTAATGCAGTGTTAAGTGCAGCCTGTGCTTCGGCACGAAGCAATGCAAGCTTTGTATCACTTTCCAACTCTACTGTCTTTACTGCTGTCTCAAGTGCATCGTTTAAACTTGTTAATGTTTCTTTTGTTGCTGTTGCAGCCTCTATAGAACTTTTGTAAATAGCTGCTTGTATCTCATAAGCATCCTGCAATGTTTTCTTCTGTGCTGTAACCGAGTCTTCCAACTTAGAATATGCAGCATCAACCAGATCATAAGAAGCCTTAATACGTGTTGCTAGTAGGTCAGCAGAAGTTTTCGCGGCTTCGTCTGCGGCTTGTTTTACAGTTGCTGCTGAATCAATAAGCGATGAGAACGAAGCAGAGACAGACATCATTGCTGCAAAAGCAGCCTGCCCAGATGAAGTTGTTAAATCCAATCCTTCTACGACACTTCGGAATGCTGCTTTACTAGCAGGCATTGCAACACCAACATCATTAAGAGCCTTAGTTACCTGCTTCGTTATGTTTGCATTCTTCTCAGCAGTAGAATAATAATTATCATAGTAGCTGTTAAGATTGGTATTAAGAGTTTCAGCACCACCAGCGGCAGTGATTAATGATGTAGAAAGCTTATCTGCACCAAAACCAAGTGTATCAAAGGCTGTTCTTAATGTGGTGATCGCTGTTAGATTAGACAGCACAGTTTGCAATTCTTCAGCACTGGCAGTGTATAAATCAACACTATTTGCTACATCTTTATACACTTGAGAAACATCAGAAGCTTTAACTGCAGCCACTAACATTCTTTGTGTTTCTAGTTGCAACTCTGTATCATATGTGCCCCTCTCGGCATTTCTACCATTACGGTAAACATAATTACCTTGAGCATCCATAACACCAGATTGGATATTGTCTTTAGCTGTACCTTTAGGATCAGTACTAAAACCCAAGTTCAGGCCAATACCGGCAGCATTTCCACCAAGACTAGTAATTAAACTTGCTACAGATTTACCAATCGGAGTTACAAGGCTCTCTACAATATTATTGCTACCTGTTCCTGTGATGTAGTTATTACCTTTTGCATCTTGTGTAGACAATGATGAGATTCCACTATTTGATAGTGTTGCGTAGGCATCACCTTCTGTCTTCGGGCCTCCGCCTTTTTTCATTAGGCTAGTAATAAGAGTTACAGCAGCTAAGGCTGCTCCAACATAAGGGAGGGCTGCCCCAATCGTTGCACCAGCCCCTGTCAATCCACCAGCAGCAGTCCCTGTGCCTGCTGACAGCAATGCCCCACCTTCGCCGTACACAGGGGCCATATACCCTGCTGCTTGTGCAGTAGACAGCCCTAATCCTGCCCCAACACTTGAGTTAGCAAAAGCTCCATATGCCGATCCGATTCCACCTGTATAAGCTCCCCAAGCACTATTCCCCATAGAAGCAATATTACCAATACCACCAACAGTAGACGCCGTTGATCCTGCTGCTTGTGCAGTAGACATACCAACTAGCCCCATACCTCCTGTAACAATTGCTTGAACAGTTGGTCGCAACACAAGCGTTTTAAACATATTTGTAAGGGTATCACGGAAATTCTGAGCAAGCGTCTTTCCTTTTTCAAACCCCTTCATTAAAGCATCCGTGATATTGTCAGAAATCTTTTCGTTTGTCTTCTTCCAGCCCTTTTCTATCTCTGCTTGGTTTTCCTTCATTCCTTTTTCTAAACGAAGGTCAGCCTGTGCTGTGATCTTATCACCAGTTTTTTCTATAGCATCTGCAAGGGCAGGATAGTGGCTAATAGCCTCCATAGAGGCCCCTGTAGCCTCTCTAATGGCATACGCCTCTCGTAGTATTGCCGCAGCAGCGTAATCAGCAGCAGCGGCCACCCTGAGCTTCTGGGCCTCATTCCTACCTTGCTGTGCTTCACTAACTCCCAGATTATCAATCTGTAGGCGAATAGCATCATTTTCTTCTTCAAGCTTATCTGCAACTTTTGATGCATTGCCAACAACACTGTTCTGGTATGATTGATACTCTTTAGACATTTTAGCTAAAGCTGCTGTATAATCTGCCCATGCTTTTTCTGACTCATTAAGAGCAGCCTTAATACCTTCGTTAATTTTTGCCTTGTCTCCAATATCCTTAGTCTTGCTGTATTGCTCCTCAAGAAGTTTTACACGCTTATCAGAGGACTGTGTTTGAAGAATAAGAATATCACTAGCTGCTGTTTCTTCTGTAATTTTCTGCTCTGTGAGCCTATCCTTAACAATCTTAATTTGTGTTTCTGAATAATCTTTGGCTTCAGCTATACGAGCAGAATAAATCTGGGCCATGTCATTCTTAGCTCCAGAGGTAGACTTGTCTTTATACTTTTCGTTGATAGCTTCTAAATTTGCTTGATAGTCTGTTTTGTCTTGAGAGGTTTTATTACCAAGTCCTTCATATGACTTCTTAAGATCATTTATTTCTTTTAGCTTCTTTGCCTCTTTGGACATGTTTGATTCTGTAATCTTGCCAAACTCTGAGCGTGATTTATTAGCTCTCTCGGCTTCTTTTACTTCATCAGACTGCGCCTTAACCATAGACGTTTGGGTTGACAGGTTAATTCTCAACTGCTCTCGTTGTTTCATAAGAGAGGCTAATTGAGATTCACTTTCATTCAATCCAACTCCAAATAACTCTACAGAACCTGTTCTTTTCATCTCACTAATATTTTTCTGAATATTAGCAATAGTTCTATCTAGTGCTGCAATAGGCTTATTGGGATCGTCTGATCCCCAAGAAAGGGCTGCATCCTTTGCACCAACGATTGCCTTCTTGATGGCGTACCAACTGCGCTCAATATAGCCTGCCTTAGCAATTGATTCTGTAGTCATTTTATCAATAGCGTCTTGAAAGGCTTGCGCCGCTGCTTTTGTAGCCCCAAACATATTGCCCTGTTTTTCCAAGGCTGTAATATTGTCGTAAGTAGATGCTGTTAAGAAATGATACTTATCATTTAATTTTAATATTGCCTCTGATGGCTTTTCTCCAAGAGACTCAAACTGCTTTACTGTATCCTCAACCGACTGGCCCGTTAATGCCTCCATCTTAACGGCAGCTATGCCAATGGATTCCACATTAAGTCCTGCTAACTTACTGCTTCCAGCAATTGCAAGCAATGCATCGGATGCCTTTCCTTGCGTTCCTGCAACTGATGAAATTGAATCTCTCATCTTATAGAAATTCTCTGTAGACATACCAGAGATTCCATTAGTAGTAGTCATTACTTTATTAAATGCAGACAGTTCAGACTGACTTGTATAAAGTGCGTATACGACTCCTGCAATTGCTCCTATGGCAAGAGTAAATGGACTAACTATAAAATTAAGCACCATCCCGCCAACATTCTTCAGCATTGGCCCTAGCCCATGAAACATGTCCTTCAACTGTCCACCTTGTTGCAACATAATAAGCATAGGACTCTGTCCACCCGCCAACTGTGTTGCAATATCTGTAAACTGTGCAGGAACCATGCGCATTGCCGCATTTAGTTCCCTTGTTGACATTACATATTTACCAGTAGTCTTTTCAGCAGATGCAATAGTTGTAATATGTTTTGCTGTGATATCTGTAATGCCCTCTTGGGCAGCACGTAGAGCAAGATACTCGCTCTTTTGCTTGCCAACCATCATGGCAGTTCGCTCAATCTGCGTTGCCAAGCGCTGTTGTGCCTTAGTCAAAGAGTCTGTTGCTTCAGTATTAGCTGAAGAGACAACAGAGGAGGCTTTACTAGAACTAGAGCCTGAAGTTGTTACCTTACCAATATTTACACTAAGACCCTTCATTCCCTCTAGTTCAACTCGTAATGCTTTAATCTGTGCTACATATGCAGACACATCGCTAGTCTTTGCAGATAATCGATCAGTAGCATTTGCAATATTAGTTAGGTTAACAGATAAACCACCAATGTTTTTAGCAATATCTGCCATGCCTGAAGTGCTTGTCTTGATATCTTTAATTGCTGTGGCTAATTGCTGTAGTTGCGTAGCAAAAGAGTCAATATTAACTGATTTGAACCCTTTTAGCGAAGAAGAAAGCCTCTCGACAGCCGGGGCGGCGTTATCGGAGGCTTTTGCAAGGCTTTCAAGATTCTTGGCTGTAGGAGCAATACCAGTCTGCTCTACAACTACACTAAGTTTCTTTACGTCCATTTTAGTCCTTTACGAAGGAAGCCTTTAGGCATCTCCAAGATTCTTGTTTATTTTTGTGATTGCACTCTAAGCCATACTTGATCTAAGGCGTCTATAACATCTAACCACAGCTGGCTAACCTCTACATTAACAACTCTACACCAAGCAGCTATATCAACAAATGTTATAGGAGAGAATCCAGACTCAGAACAATGCCTCTTGCTGGTAAGTTGCAAGAAGTCCTCCCAATAAGAATGAAACTCAACAGGCATTTCTAAGTCAAGGTATTCTTGTAATTCGGGAGGTGTAATATTGGTTATCTCTTTAACTTTATTAAAGGTTACTATTGGGGCTACGCCACTCTTATCTGCTTTATGAATCTTGAATGTCTCTTCAGCATAGTGGCGTAGCTCTAGGAGTTTCCCTCAAGCATTGCCTTTACGTCGTGAATCGCTGCAAGAATCTGATTACGAAGAAATGGATACGCAGTGTACATATGAATAGCGTTGTCATAAGAGAATTCCACCGGCTTTCCGCCCTCTTCAACATTGATCCATCCCTTAGTACATTTAGCCAAAAGTTCTACCCACAATTCATTACTAACATCATCATCCATTTTCTTGCCCTTGCGAGCATAAATGGACTCTTGGTTATCAATCTTTGACTTGGCCTGCTTAAACACGCGACTACCAACCCCGATAATTGAAACTACAACATCTGTCTCAATTTCATCGAAATCTTTTACAACATAGTCCATTCCTTTTTCAGCGGCAGAAATGGTATCAAAATTCTTTTTAAAGTCCATGTTTACTCCTTATGTTAAGAAAGAAATAGCGGGGCAATGCCCCGCTATAATGTTATGCTACAGAATCAATAATAACGACAGTGCTTTGTTCAATAGTGGTATCAACGCCATTGTTCAGCAACGCAGTGAATGGGATAGTCTGAATACAACCACCAACTTCCTTATCGTCAACAGACGATCCACTGAGCTTGATTCGTGGGAACTTAATAACCATTGTCTCGTTGGTATCCCCAACAAACTTATACACAAGCGAGATACCTTGTTCATTCTTGAACTTAGTAAAGATAGTATCGTCTGTAAAGTATGCAGTAAATTCACCAGTTGCCCCAACACGACCGAGGAAGATCGCTGCTGGATTACGGTTACCAATAACAACACCAGCCTCTGTATTACCTGTAATGGTAAAATTAAGACCTGTAACAACTGCCTGTGGAACACCATCAACCAGCAGCAAACCAGAATTACCAGAGAAGATAGAGGTAGTTGAAGCAGCAGTAGGCGTGGTAAAATACGCAGAACTGGTGGATTCAACATTCTTACCAGTAAGTCCAAAATCGACTGTGGTCATTGCATTAGGTGCAACCTTGACAGCAGCAGTGCTAATCTTCACACCAGTAGCAAGGCGGCTAACACCAATGTTGTCATAGAACTGTTCAATAGTGTATGATTCGTCAGTACGCCCCGAAGGGGTAAGCGGAACAATCAACTTCTTACCTGCAACTGCTACTGTAACACTATCCCCCTCTGCTTTAGTAACAAGGGTAACACTATTAATGTCAAGCGACATATCTGTAGCAGTAAGCACTGTAATGAGAGCAGATTTGTTATTACCAACAGCAGTAGTTGTAAAGCCACTAACATTAACTAAGTCACCAACTTTGAAGCCAAGGGTAATCCAGCTACCTGCGCTACGAATCAACTTATTGCCAGTTGCTGCCGACGCAATAGTTAGTGCTGTAGCTGTGACAACTGATGCCCACGTTCCGCGAAGAAGCGACGCGAAGAAGTCGCTATAGCTGCCAGGAGACAATTCACCATTTAGTGTGCCGTCTACTTTGTCACTACCAAGTCGCATATCAGAGGTCTGCGCAGTAGAGCTAATTTCAGCACTCTGAAAACTATCTCGTGTAAGATTAAGATCAAGAGTTGTACGACGAATGTACTTACCTGAATTGGCAAGAGGGGCTGTACCCCAAACAGTTTCTTTACTATAGATGCAGCTTTTATTGACCCCGGAAGGTATGCTCATATCATTTCCTTTTGTTATAAACCATGTTTTTCAGAATATCCCGCACCATCGGAATTAAGTTTCTCAATTGCGTGTGTTCTTGCAGCGCATGCAAGTTCAAAGGCAACGTTATTACCGTACTTCCTAGCAGAAAATGATTTTGATTCGTGCTTACCGTCTAATGACCTCCAGTGAGCAAACCACCTATTATCTTCTGCATTAAAGCCAACACCTGTAACTCCAGATGTGTTGGACTTTGTTTTCCTCCTATTCCTTGCCTGTTTCTTTCGTGTTTCCCATTTACAGTTTTCTTTGCAGTAGTTCCCATCTACATCAATACGCTCTAATGTTGCGCCTGTAAAATACGTGTCCTGCAAATCTCCAGCAAATTCTTCTAAGGATTCCCAACAAAACTTAATTCCACGACCACCATAGTCTTTGTAGTCGGTGTCATTGGTATTCTCACAACGGTGTCTAGCCCCATGAAAACAATGCCAAAACGGTGTGTAGTAAAGGCCGTGGGTTGTTCTATCGTATTCAGACATAACTTCTGTCTTATAGCAGCCACAACTTGTTGTATTTCCAGAGGTTACATTATTAACTCTACGCGTAACCTCTGTTCCACACTCACAAACGAATACCCAGAATGTCGTGCCATTCTCTGAATGAGAAAACTCTTTTGCTGTGAGTCGGCCATATTTATTACCGGCATAGTCTTTACGTTTTGTCATGGCATCCTCTTCAATTGTTATACAACAATTATACCACAACTTTAACAGTATGTCAAGGCTGTGAGAGAATTTATTATTATTAAGATATTGCTATGCAGAAATCTCATCTGCTCGGTAGGGGATGTCTACAACAATAAACATGTAGGCACCTTCATATCCAGGCATAGTCACACTTGCGGTGTTAGTTATGTTGGTAGTAAGAGTTCCCGCTGTAACTTGCAAACCCCTTGGAAAATAATCTACTAGGCTATCAACAAATGCTATAGTTGATCCCATTCCACTATTGAAGTCCTTAGTATAATATGTCACTCTAAGCAATCCGAAGTAACGACGATGCCTATTACCAAAGGAGGGGTCTTGTGTTGGAGAAGGAAATATTGTTGCTCTTAGAAATTTAGGGTCTGTTGGTATAAATTTTATATTCTCCCAACACACGCCAACACTCTTTGATTGCGCAAATTCTTTTAGTTTAGTCTCCAAGGCATTACGCACATTTAACTGAGACATTAAACAATCCCTCCCATAATAGCCCCAAGTGTTTGTCCAACTGGAGCAGAGCCATCGCCAATCTTTGCTAGTTTCATAATAGTGTCTCCCACAGGGGCATATCCCATCCGACCACCTGGCCAGCCATACTCAACTTTATCTGCGTAGAATACATTATTGACTAAGTAGGCTTGTTTGTGAGTTAGGAAATAATCTGCGGTGATTGTTGCGTTAATCTCCGCAATTTTTGCATCCCAATCGGACACCCCCATTACAGAGTAATTAACATCTGTTGGCCCAACATGCCAATTATTTAAGAATCGACCAGTCAATTTTGGTGATCTATCTATGACCATGGTGAAAATTGTTCTTGTTGTGGCTGCAACTTCTGCGGCTACTTCTGTGGTAGCCTCTTCTGTCCACAATTTTATGTCACTAAAGAAATCTGAGGCCATATTAGCTTCTCAGCAGTAGGTCGTACATAATTGTATAACTACCCGAAGGGTTATACTCTTTAACACCCATAATCCTCCAGACTACGCCAGCAACAGTAATTGTATCCCCAGCAGGGGAGGGCTTAACTGTGAGGTCAACACCATTAGTTTTTGCATCCATATAACATTGTTTATCGCCGTCTTCAATTAGGCATCCATCTCTAGTAGTTAGTCCGCTAGTTGTAGCAGAGTAGTCTAGTAGGACAACTTTAACAGTGGTTGTAACTGGCGTAGCAGGCGTGTAGGACGATGTAGTTGGGTCATAGGTGCCTGTGGCTCCAAGTTGCGTAAGTGTGGCTGTAGCGCCTTCTCTTGCAAGGATACCGTAGACCATTCTATAGAGACTAGAAAGCATTATGTCTCCTTAATAGTTACTGAAGTAGTTATAGCCGTCTTCTTCGATGTCGGGAACATTGTATAGCGACTTATCATCATCACGGTAGCTATCCTTCGGATAATTGATGATGCGTTTTTGTACAAGGGTAGAATCTTGTAGATTGGCTTGGACATCCAAAAGGTCTTGGCCTCCTACATAAATTCCTGCTGTAGCATTATATGTTGGGTTGTTTACTACTTCCTTCAGGAAGCGCATATACTGGTTGAAAACAGTGTCACCATAAAATTCCAGCTTATCTAGGCGCTCATGGCCCGAGTAGGCCATTCTGGCAAGAATAAATTGTGCACATTGCTTAGTTGCTGCATTCTCGTTGTTGTTATTTACAGATAATGAGTACGTAATTTCAGCAGTAGTTAAGAATGCAATATCTGAAGTGTCCCCAATATTAAGGCGTACCCTGTCTTCTGCTGTGCTTAGGTCAAGTGTCGCCATGTGGCTCCTTATTATTGTTTGCTATGTATTGTTGTACGAATGCTACTACTTCGTGGTATGGGGCTGTTGTGCTTTCTCGTTTAAAACCTTCTAGATGCGAAGTAGCAGAATCAGCTGTGAATGTCTCTTTCAGGGTATTCTCTAGTTGCTGAATAAACTTACCATCCATTTCATCACTAACAAAGGACTCTGTAATTAAATAACCTTCACGATTTAAGTTTTTAGTGTGGCTTCTCGTCCTAGCCTTTAGGTTTCTTGTTATACCAAATCCAGTGAAACTGTGCTGGCAATTTACGATATTGTGGATGTATAATTTTGCTGGCTTGCCTGGATTGAACCCAGTATCCATACACAGGCTACAGCCACAGCCTCTAAGTAGTGTTCTAGGGGCAATTAGAAAATCCCCGTGTACTTTACACGTTACAATAACTTTTTCGTCATAAGTCACATATTCTACTTTTGATAAATCGTACTTTGTTTGGTCAACAACTTGCTCTAACTTATAAATACCTTCTTGTTTAGTGAGCCGATTATTAAGTCCTCGTTCTGCATCACAACACTTTTTGCATCCACGCCCTTTTGTTAAATGATCTGGTCTAGACATGAACGAACCGTGTATCGGACAAATGATCTCTACCTTTATGTTGTTGTTTACATATACAACACTGGAGTAGTCATATCCTTTATCTTTGTTTGCGAGAGTCACCTTTGCAATAAACTCTTCTCTTGTTAGCTTTCTCATATTGTTCCCCACTAAGAATTGGTGGGCTATCTTGTGTAGTGGCACAAGAAGGAGGATCAGTCCGTTCGCCCAATTCATTAAAAACAAACATTATATCATAATTAATCAACTTTAGCAAGGGGGCATTTTGCCCCCTTTGTAAAGCAGACTATCTAATTACGCCGTATATCCTCGCACAATTAGAGCGGGGCGAGTACATGCGTTCAAGAAATTGGCTTCTGACTCAATAACAATCTTATCCCCTCGTTCTGAAGGATACTCGAACGCGTAAACACGCTCCCCAACGGTTCCCAGCAAGTCAAACTTATTTGCTGGCGCGGTGAAAGTCAAAAATGAGGAAGTACCAACCGGGACAAATACTGCATCCTTAGCAGGAATGAACAAATTGCCCGCGTAGTTACCACGGACTTCAACAAACTGAATACCCGCGTAATCGAAGGTACGATACATAGCAGTGTTTCCACCCAGCCGTGAACGAAGCGGGTCTTGAGTGGAAGCATAGTATGTATATGCAGCCTTAACGTTAGGATGTGAAATTAGGGCGGCAAAAAAGCCAGGAGAACAGTAACCAATAACACTCTGTACATTCTCACCACTTGCATTATCTTGGATAGACGAAATAACTGCCTCAACCTTAGAGATAACATCGGTCGTGCTAGTAGCTAGATCAAAGTTAACAACGGTCTGACTAACACCCATTTCAGTAAAGTAGTTCATACTCACCGTGCCATTTGGGGCGTAGACTGTACCGGCAGTCAGTAGTTGAAAACGTGCGTATTCGAGAGTCCAAGCGTGGTTTTGAACAATACGTGCCAGCTTACGTGCGCGAACGGCGGCGAGCGTTTCTTCTTGATCCGCGCTGCCGTATGCGCGTTTACCCTTGATGTCTTGTGGGAAAATTGCATCGTCATAAGGGAAATGTGGAACTGCCCAGCTAAACAGTTTACTGGTAGAATCCTTGCCAGCGCTTGCGCGCTCACCACGAACCTTGTCAACGATCAGCGCGCCGTCTTTAGTGGTTTGTTCAAATTGAACCGAATACTCACTAACCCCTTCATCCATGAACAAACCGGACTGGTTGAGTAGCCCCCACTGGTTCGGAATCATCAACACTTCACCAGTGTAGTCGGCTACCTCAAAGCTACTACCAAATTTACGGATAATCATTTGTTATATTTCCTTATCTTATTTTATATTAAAGCGCAGCAACTTGGACGATGCCCTTGTCAGCAAGGGTGTTCTGGACAGCAAGTTTATGAGCAGCAGTAGTCGTACCAGCACCATAGACAAGTTTTCCAGCGACAATTTTTGCTGGCCCCCTTGCCAACATCAAAACTTTAGTATCTGTCGTAGTCGCACAAACAACACTTGAAGTAAGTTCGTCAGCACCAATAAGAACGCCTGCGGCCTCAAGGCCAGCGCCAGCACCAAGAGTTGAGTCTTGAACAATGTACTTGCCAGTGGCAGTGACTTTTGCCAAGACAGTTCCTTGGACAAGCGTAGCGCCTGCGGCTAGATTTACGGTAACAACGTCACGAGTAATCGAGCTAGAAGGATCGTATTCGTCCTGGAAAACTGCGCTAAAAATGTCGCCACGAGTAGCAATAACAGTCATTTGTAATTCCTTTTCTTATTTATTGTAAGTTTGTTTGATGATACGTGCAGTTTCAGATTCTTCTTCTGCCTTAACTTCTGCTTCGCCACTAATGCCTACTTCATTAAACATGGCACCCTTTGCTTCAGTCTCAAATGAAGCCTTAAAGCCACTAAGCACAACTCCGAATGCTTCCGCATTCAACGATTGCAACGCAGCAAAGGTAACATCGAAGCCGGGATTATCCTTGCCGATTACATCGGCTAGTTGCTCACGTTTATCGCTAAGTTCCTTAGCCTTCAATTCTTCAGCAGCAGCCAATGCCTTGGCTTGCGCCTCATCTGCATAAGATTGCAAATTAGCAAGTTGCTCCTTGTAGCCTTCGATTTCTTTTGCCATAGTGTCAAACTTAGCAGTGAATTCACCAAGCATATTGTCTTTAGCAACAATCTCATCCAAGGCAACAGTAAGTTGCTCATTGATATTCAAATTAGTCAAATCTTGATTTGCTTCAACAGGAGCAACCTGCTCCGTATCTGCGCCAAGCGCTTTCATTACAGCCTTAAGCATAGTTACTTCCCTTCGTCATCAAATAATTCATAAACTCCCTTGGTGTCATGATTGAATTAACTAATCCAATTTCAAGAGCCTTCTCTGCATAGAATGTTTGAGCATCCATTGCAAGAATATCGTCAACCGGCAAACCGGTATATTTTGCTACATGCTCCGCAAAAGTATTGCCAAGTCGTGTAACATCTTCCTGCATCTTTGCAAGGAATTGCTCAGAGAAGCCGCCATCCTCATTATATGGAGACTTGCCCGGTGTGCTTGAAATAACAACTCTACGATAGCCTTCTTTAGCCATTGCCTCAGAGTTGTCGATCATTGCACAAATACATCCGATACTGCCGCAGGATGCCTCTGGAGAGATAATCACTTCGTCAGAGATACATGCCCAAGCGTAACTCGCCGAATAACTTCCTTCGTCAATGTAGCTATATGACTTAACTCCTGCTTCGTCCATTAGCATTCGCACCTCATTAGCCATGAGGAAGCAGCCCAATGCCTGACCACCCCCGGAACTGTGTTCAAACACGATTGTGTCTGCTCCTGCGGAGATTGCTTCAGTAACTTGCTCCACAAGACCAACATAACTTGTGCCTTCTGGAGAGCACATCATCTTTACCGGTTTGTAACTTAGCGCACCCTCGATCTTAATGAAGGCTACACCGTTAGTAATTTCAATCTCGTTTTCTTTATCTGGATAGTCACCCTCGTTATCCTCCATCATAGAAATCTCTCCAAGATTTCGTTTGGAGAGATAATCAACAATGGGGGAGAATTCTTCAGCAGTAATTAATTGAGGTTGGTTAAATACTTGTGAAGAAAATCTAAGCAGTTGTTTAAGCATTTTCACTCCATTTGATTGAGGCTTTCCATTCTGCCCATTTATTATCTATTAGTGGGTTCCAACCACTCTTAAAAGAATCTAGAATAGAGTCGAAAGAGTTCCTTGTTAACCCATTAAAATCACCTGATAAAGCCCTTGTTCCACACCTACTTTTTGCTGAAAACACTTCAAATAGAATATCCGCTTTTGCCCACACCTCTACATTGGCATTGGGGTGTTCCCATTTAGACTTTCGTTTTGGTGAATCTTCCCTTGTAATCTTGGCAGGGAGCTTATATGAGTTTTTCCAATCCTGCCATAGCACATCTTCTGCCGGAACCCACCCATCAACAAAGTTTCTCCATAAAGCGGACAATTCAATGGCGCGAAATATTCCATGTTCTTTTGCTACTTGCGCTTTTATTGGGTGAGGGCAATTTGAGTAAATATTATATATTTCATTTGCTTCTGACCAAACGTCTTTTCTTGCGTCTGATACTAGCCAAGGAGTATTATTAGACATTTGTTTAGCGATACTAATTACACGAAGAACATCTTCCCTATCTCTAGCTGCACGTAACTTCTGTGCAGCACACATATGCTTACGAGTATCTTCTGTTACTTTATACCCCTTTTTAGAAGCTAATATTTTTGCAATATTATCTGGTGTTCCCGCATATTTTGCTAAGTGGGAAGTTGCACTAATTCTTTCTTCTTTTGTTCTTCCTGCCCACATTTCTTTCATTCTTTTTGAAACAGAAAGTCTATGTGCTGGAGTGCCCTTTATTCTACGACGCGCAACTCGTTTCTTACCAGTTTGGCTAGGAGGTGCAAATCCACCTTTTTGTATGTTCCAGCCGGTATGCTTAATTGGGCGAACCTTCTCTTCTAGATAATAAGCGTACTCTTCTACACACACGCAGACAACACTCAAAGACACCGTGTCTGCGTATTTTCTCATAGCATTATAAAGCGTACTCGTATGCCCTAGTCTTGCAAGGTTTAAGTGTTCATTGTACCTAATTTTCGCGTTCCTATTGCTAACTCCTATATATCCTTGAGAGAACATGTTTGTGTGTTCTGGTAAGTGAATCCAATAAACTTCAGCCATGTTCCTCCTTATTTATTTGCTTTGTTTGAAGCAGTATTATCTTTTGTTGGAGCAGAATCAGATGTTCCATTTAAACCACCAGTATCCGTCGCATATCCATCACCGGCCCTTGACGTTGGCTTATTCATATACTCCAACATTGGTTCTTTATCGTCAGGAAATGCTGTAGCTCCAATAGTGGTTCTAACAATGTTAAGGACTTCACGATTCGCTTCTAGTGCGCCTACGGCCATTGTTTGTTGGATAAACTTGCCTAAACTTTCAATATCTACACTATCCAAAGGCTCATAAACAAACTCAGGCAACACAGAAGTGTCCCACTGATTCATTTCAAATGTCTGCTTGATAAGATCATTATCTAGCACATTCTTAATTTCTCTAAGCCTAAAGTCTAGCGCATAGGTAACAATGTTTTCCTTGCTTCCTGCTAGAGCAAAACTGCCAGTAGAATTATTGCCAAGCTGAAGCAAGTCAGCAAAGAGACAAACAAGGATATTGCTAGTGTAGCGCTGAATAATAGTGCTAGTGTCGTAGCTCTTACCACCTTGGGACGTGAGCAGATCAACTTTAAATAGTTTGGCCTTGGTTGTCTCATCCACATCCGAAGGGGTGATAATTCCAGACTGCTCACCAACAGCAACATTACGAACAGCTTTCTTATAGTCTTCATAAACTGCCTTGTGTGCAGGAGATGCGTCAGGAGACATGTATGCCGCAGGAATCTCAATATTCAGCAAGCCACCTAAGTCTCGCCCAATACCAATCATCTCTTGTGTTTCAATTTCTTTCTTATATCGCCAAGCAACCCATGCACTCTTTAGTGCTGGTGCTCCCTCAATGTTTCCATTCTCAGGACTTGTGCGAAACAACATAAATTTTTCACGAGGAATCTCTACGAAGGCCCCATACTTGCCCATCAATGTGTTATACTGTCCGCTCTGATTAAGAGCATTCAAGTCTTGAACAAAATGAGTAAGGTAACGGCCATCATCTGTGAATCGCCATTTGTACCAAGATGATTGTGCACGTACAGGCAATGCTTTCCAGCCAACTAAGCCATCATTATATTTTGATGTTTTCTTAGTACGACGCTTATATACTTTCTCATTGACGCACCAGCCATAGTCAATAACAGACATCATGCTAGAGATGAAATCAAACCAACTATGTTCCATGTCATTCATACATGATCGAACAAATGCTGTACGTTCAATAAGTGTATCATCTGCCCCCACGGGGGCTTTAACATTCCATTTGACTCGTCCTAACATTGTCTTATAAAATGACAATGCAGCAGCAACTGCTGAGTCTTTCTTCATCTCGTTAATTTCTCTTACGAGATAAGGCATTCTAAGTTTTCTATTTGCTTCTTCTGTAATGTTACCTAGCGCTACGCGCAATCCCGGATAACCTTGTTCCCCTAGAGCAATACGAGGAGAGGCAGGGGCTTCTGCATCTGGCGTTAGCAGAGATGCGTTTAGCGTAGCATCTTGTTTAGTTGTCTTTGCCAAGAAGCCTCCTATTTATTATTAAATGATTTCATTTTCTTTATACATAATATTATAACACACTTTTCACCAAATTGCAAGTAGTAAGTGAAAATATAATTGAATAATGATGAATTGTGTGTTATGTTGTTAATGGACGAGAGGGGACTCCTTTGTCATGGAGGGGAGAATAAACATTGGCAACACAGATGTTTTAGCAAGTGTGCTGAAAGCGTCAGCACATGCGTCAACAGCATCGTCATGGCCTTTTCTACCCCCGTCAAAGGATTCTAACTCATTATAAAACCAATCATTCCAGTCACCTCTAACAACCTTAACATTACCTACTTCCGACATGCTAGAGAATGGAAGAAATCTTGAAATCTTTCCTTTATGCCCCGACACTTGGACGAGCCTTGCAGGAATACCATTCTCAGATAGAACGCGGATAACGTGCTGTGACCAAGAGCGGCCTGCGCCGATTTCCCCAGGAATCATTACTTGAACCTCATCAACACCATCATCTCTTGCTGTTTTAACAATTTCATCGAGGACATCGCCGGATAACTTTCTGAAGCGATAGGCATCCTCCACCGTATAGACACCAAATTTATTGCGTGATACTTTCACACCGCAAGTATAATCCGGGTCTTTGTTGCTCTCACTCGGAAGTGTTGCAGCTAAGTCCCATGCTCTAACACGACGCACAGCGTCATCAGGAGGAAAGTCTACAAGTTCTACCCATTCACGTTGCCAATACTTGCTTGCTGTTTCTCTAGCAAACCATGATCCTAAAAGCAGACGATCACGTTCAGCACGTTTAAGATTCTCAAGACGACGAACATATTCTGGATCACGTTGCATTAATACAGGATTGCTATAAATATTAGCAGCAACGAATGTGTAGGTCATTGGTGTTGTATTTGGATACTTCTCAAGCATTTCTTCTGCTGTATCAGCAAATACCAAATCCCCACGGTACTGCGAGAAATACCTAGTTACACCAGACCTTTCGTGGATTGGAATACCTGTCTCTTGATCCAGATACCAAGTCACAAATTTCAGTAAGAAGGAATCGGGGTGCGGATTGCAAGTTGCTATGAGTTTGTGTGGGCCTTTAGCCTTAGAACGAATACGAGAGAGCAAATACATAACCTGCTCTTGGGAATGCCATTGGCACTCATCAAATACTACAAGGCTATATTGTCCACCATCGAAGTTAGTAATTTCTCTGTCAGCACCAAGAGTTTTACACTGTACGAATGCACCAGTAGGAAATGTTGCAGACATGCGATCTTGTCGGAATGCTGGATTGAATGGCTTATACATGGATTGCATTTCCATCCATAAACCACCTGCTTGTGAAAGTTGCACGGAAGATTGCCTGATGTAGACAGCACGGAACTCTGGATCATCCTTGAAGGCTAGGGAATACATCAAAGCTAAGTGAGACTTCCCTGATCCAGCTCCTCCGCCGTATATTACAAACTGTGCTTCATGCGTTAAGAATTGTCTTTGTGTCTCAGAGGCAGGGCCATATACAGGAAGTTTCTTTTTAGCCATTATTGTTCTTTCCTTACAGTGTCCTCGAATATCTTAATAACATAATTCAATGGAAGGCCACTAAATGTCTCAGTGTACCCACCAAACTTCATCTCTGGATTTTTACACCCAAGCGCTCTAAATTTAGCAAGTAATTTACCCTCTAAATCAAGGCAGTCATTCCTTAGCATCTGGAACGACATTACGTGCTTGAATACCAAAGGATATGCTGATGAGTTTATTTCTCTTACCCTTCCAATAGCACTTTCCCTGCTGGATACTCCAACCTTAAACAACCCGTCAGACTCTAATAGATATAGTATCCATTTTCGATTTCTTTTATGCCCACGCCTCTCCTCCAAGCATTGTGGACAACCAGAAGTCCTATGAACGTGGCTATTAGCTATTACTCCCCATGCACCGTGTCTTTTACAGGTAACATATGCTTTGCTAGACATATTTATATATGTTGAAGGATCATAAGAGTATACGTCACCATACCTCTCTTTTGACAACATTACAAAGTCACTAAACTCCATAGACCTACGAGCACTCATCGTATCGGAACTGCATAACAAACAGCCAGTCATGCACCTGTTGTGGGATGCTGGTGTTATTTCAATGTCCCCATGAGCAGGGCATGTTAAAATAACAGGTATATCCGTCCCTTGATATTCTGTTTTTGTATAAACAAACTTGTCCCCGAACTTAACTTTAGACGCGGCGATGAAATCTGCCGTTGTTTTAGTGATTTTCGAAGAATGCATATCACGAGCACAAGCCGCGCAGCCTTGGCCCTGCTTGTGGCAACTCGCTCGAATCTCGAAGTCACCGTGAATAGGACAAGTTACAATTATGTTGTTTGATTGAATAGTAAATACTGTTTTTTCATACGAGTACTTTTCACCGTGAACATCCACGCAATCTTTTATAAAGTGTGGGGTTCTGTCTTTATTTTTGTCTTTTATATTCCCATACTTTATTTTATTTGTCTGCGTACAGTACTCATTGGATGTTTCCAAAAACATGATGTTAGAAAACTCACCGCTCTTTGACAATACAATTATGTCCCCATCAACGCATGTTTTGTACACGCCCCCTACTTCTATTTTCACATCGTTAATCTTAGTCTGCATTATTATTGTTTCATTAGCATTTTTTTGTTGCAGGAATTCACCATTATGACAGGTAGCAGAATTGCAGCAGATGCTGCGGCTAGAATCTGTCTAAATACAGAAAACTCTTTACTGACGAAGGTGACCTCGTCTTTTATATTCTCCACGTAACCATCCTCGTTATACTCTACGTAATATAACTTATGCTTGCCGTTCTCAGATACAATACGAATATTCATTATATGTTCCTACAATAAAGAAAGGCTTCTTCCGCAAGGAAGAAGCCCTAATGAAATGTCTCCTCACGGAGCTTCTTGTTTTATGAGTTTATATTATTACGAAACAACGTACTCACACTACGTTTAATCTTACTTTGCTAAACTATTGCACTCATGGAGCCACGAGACGAACTTGCAGCGTCTTATCTAGTGTACAAAACTAGCACATCACTATCAATGTTTTCATGGCAAATTAATAGGTGACAGGAGATTAATTCCTGCTGTAGTCCGTATTACCTGATTGCGAATCAAGTAGATTAGACAGTGACTACCGAGGGGCTACATTACGGATAGCATCCTACATGCGCCTTTCCCTCTTGGCTTACAATCTTCGCCGTGTAGGATCACTACACATCCGCCTAACAACTGCTAACTATTGAACCGTCAGATTACGGCTACGCCCTTGAATAATTAGCATGTGTTAGAGCCTTCGTGAGAAGGCGACTGTCCCAAGGAAGTACAGTCTTGCTTATATTCAATTCCACTTGAGTTATTCCGTCATGTACACGAGGGAGATAACCAAGTTATAAGCTTTCGGAGAATGACTCCGCGATATAACAGCCTTGAGATAACAAGAATATGTCTCAACGCTTCTGTTATTCTTCCCGCTTACCGTATGCGGGAACACCATTACGCTGTGTTGGTCACACGCCTCGATAGTTTATTACGTCGACTACCTACGCATACTCTTATTGTTTATGTCCCGAGTTATGACTTGGACAATCGTTCTCGCTGACGCGGAGAACATTACGTGCCTTAGCGAAGGAGAAACGCTTAGACAACAATCGACAGGACTATCTTCGTAGAAGAGACACCTGAACATAGAGATTGCTCCCAATAACGATTGCATGTTTCTTACTTCATTTACAACCATTATATCATTACTTTTCTACAATGTCAATAGCTATATGTAAATTTATTTGCTACATAGACTTTACCATTGAGGCGTCGAGGATGACGGATGGGAGGTACTGAGGTACGCTATACTCATCTTCGTCCTCTCCCCCAACATCTTTAATACGCTTATTATTAACTGCTTGTTGGGCCATGAATAATCTAGACTGTGCGATTAGGCGAGAGAGGTTATCCTTATTTACACTATCACTAATCTGTAGTTTTTTGTCAAGGATTGTTTTGGCACAATCTACTCTAACTTTTAGTTCATTGTTCCCATCTAGCATAACTTGCTCAAGGAATTCAATTGATTTGTCAACAGACTTATCAATCTTCTTAAGTGTTTTTATAAGATCATTTTTTCTATCAAAATTAATACTCGTTGCTGGAACGATTTTAATACTCTCGGGGTTATCTTCTTTTTCAGTTTCCATTAAAGACCTCTTTTTCAAATTCAATTATCTTATCAACAATGTTTGGAATTGTGGTGTCACTATGCTTGTAAAAGCACTCAGTATAACCATCAAATTTTTCTTTTGGTTGCCGGTGCTGCTCCTTGAGCCATCTTAACATTCTTCTTTCAACCTCCTGTGCCACAACGCCTTCCATTCTCCTCGTAAAGATGCTTTTGAATTTTATGTTTGTCGTCCTACTAATCTTTGATATTCTTTCTTTTATTGGCTTTGTTGTTATGCCGACTTTGAAAATATCATCAGAATCTAGAAGATATACGAATCCTTCTTTCAATGGGTCAAACCCTATTTTTGCACAAGATGGACAACCTTGTCCTATTAGGTGGGACACAGGTCTTTGAAGAAATACTCCGTGTTCTTTACACTTTATAGCAACTTTTACATTGCTTGTATGGTATTCAACCTCAGAATAATCATACTTCTCGCCGTGTAATTTTACTGCTTTTTCAACAAACTCTTCTTTGCTGCTTCTTAGTAAATAAGTTAAGTTTTCATCACAACAAGTGGGGCAGGTGTGTCCAGCTAAGTGTGCATTAGGAGATTGCTGGAACAATCCATGTTTAAAACACTTAATATCAACCTTGTCTTTTGATGTTTTATAATCTACTAGTGAATAGTCAAACAAGTCTCCATGTAGGCTCCTTGCCTTGCTTATAAACAACTCCGTGTTGTGCCTACAACGGATACCTATGTTCTCGTTCCTACATAGCATACACCCGTTCCCAGAAAGGTGTGAGTGAGGGGATTGTTCGAACTCCCCGTGTTTATTACAAACTATTGTAACAGGGACTTCTGTCTGATAATAATTTACTAAGTCATAATTATAAGTATCGCCGTGGACACTCCTCGCTTTATCTATAAACCGCGATGTTGTCATCCTCTTTAAGTCTGCAATAAATTCTTCTTTACACTTAACACAACCTCTTCCGTCTAAGTGGGAATTAGGTTTTTGTTCAAACACCCCGTGCTTAGGGCAGATTATCTTGACTTTCTGCTTACTGTGCTTGTAGTCAACAAGGGAGTAATCATACTTATTGTTATGCTTTACATTTGACTTTTCTATGAATTCTTGTGTAGATTTTGTTTTCTGCTTAGCATTTTCTGCGACTGCGCAGAAGAAGCATCCTTGCCCAACCATATGAGCCGCTGGTGTCTGCCAAAACTCTCCATGCTCATGGCAGATAATCAATACCTTGTCTCTGCACCTTGTAAATTCAACTTTGCTGTAATCGTATCTGTCGCCATGTACTGCCTTAGACCGTTCAATGAAAATCTCTGTCGTTACTCTAACCCTCTTACCCATCTTTATTATTATCCCCTCTGCATAGAAAATTGCATGGCTATCCTACAATGCAGTGTAGGAAAAGGAGCTACCTCTTGTCGCCATATTCTTATTAATCTTTACTATTATATATCTCTTTACGCTGTTTGTCAATAGCCTCAGCATATTCTTGGCAAATTAGCAAGTTACCTCTCATTGAGTCTGCGTCGTTGAAGGTTTTAGTAAGTAACTCTCCAAGGCTTGACTGTAACTCGCAAAACCCTCCGGGAGTTGTGGAGGTGCCTGTAGAATTGCTGACGGGGGTTGGATTGGCAACTCTTGCATTGGCTTCACAACGAGTGGACTTGATGAGCAAGCCACCATTAGACAACTTGTACTTAGCAAGACTAGCATTAAGTTTTTCGACTTCTTTGCCATATTCAATAGCCAAATTGTCAAGTTTTGTTTTAATATTAGCATTATCTCTCTCCTTAATAACAACTTTAGCATTCAAATTAGCCAACTCTGTTTGCTGTTTAAGATGTTCATTGCTAATTTGCAATTCATAATGTTGGCTTGTATATTTATATGTCAATGTTCCTGTTGTAAGCGCTACCGCGCAACATGTTACAGCAGCAACAATTAGCATTGTCCTAATTTCCATATTCTAATCCTTTCGTTGGAAAGGTTCCATTGGGCAAACAATACTTAGTAAAGTTATCGGACTCAGCAGAACGCCTAACAACAAGTCCACGATAAACAATCTTCCCACTTCTTACCCACCTTGAAAACTCATTTGCTGCACCAAAACAATCATTCTTATTGATCTTCTTTAACAATGTAGATGACTTCAACTTAGGAACACCAAGATTAAATGAGAAATCAACTAACATTTCGTATTGCTCTTGGGCAAGATCGGCTTTAATTAGTGGTTGCATTTCTTTTGCAATATCTCCTATAACTTCAATTTCCTTGTTCCTACATTCATCTTCTGTATAGTGCTTATCTTTAACGACCCACCCTTTACCCGCTGCTGCATCCGTCAATCCGTGACAAACTGTAAGAATTGCGGGATTAGCTATGTCTTTATATGGGACAGACGCATAACCTTCATATGTAGATGTAAAATCAAGCTGCCTATCGGTTGGTTGATAGACACTCCCTCCTGCTACGATTGCTCCTGCGGCGATCCACGGAAGGAGCATCTTCTTGACTTCCATTAGGCATTACTCCTCGTCTTTAACTTTGGCAATCTCTGTGGCAAGACTAACAATATCTTTGTGCTTAATCTCTGCCAAGAGTGCTTGTTTATATTCTCTGTCAGAACGAGCTTGTCGCTCTTTATAGAAGATTGTGTAGAGGAAACTCATCAGGGCAACGAGGAAGCCCCCGACGATGGCAAACTCGTTCAGGGACCAGACCCCACCAAAAATTGTTACGAAGCTACCAGCATATGTGGCGCTATTAGTAACCTTGTCATTCAAAATACACTCCTTATTATTGTTAGGGACGGAGATAACCTCCGTCCCATTTAGTTATTAAACTAACGTATTTCTAGTAGAACCAATTGTAAAATACAAGTGTGTTCCGTCATATTCAAATAGCCCATCCTGCGGAACGGGCTTCAATGTTCCTGAACGAAGTTTAAATGGAGCCATTTGCAAGCAAATAGAGCCAATACCTCCGTTCAATGTTGATGCGCTTCCAGCGCCTGTTGAGCCTAGAACAATAGCTGAATACGCGAATGCTCCAGCACCAGTAATAGCAGGAGTTGCTGTCGTAACATCAACACAGTTAAGGAACATTGACATACCAGATGAATTAGTTGTCAATACAGGAACAGATGTCGTTGTATGTGTTACCATAGCAGAAGTTAATGATGCTGTTCCTGATACAACCATTTGACCTACAACAGAATCTGCTGTATGCGTCAAAGAAACTGTGCCACCAATTGACATACAAACATTGTTTGGATTATTTACAGAAACACTTGCACGATTAAGAATAACTGAGCCTGCGGCTCCTGTCGTGCTATAAAATGCCCTAGCAGATGCTCCGCTTGTTGCAACAGCAATGTTTCCGTCTACAACTTGCATCTTAGCAGAAGCATTTGTTCCTGCCCAATTAATAGCATCACCATTAATTGAGTTAATGTGACTACCATTCAATTGCAAGTTATAAACATTGGCCCCTGAAGTCTGCAATGTAATACCCGATGCAGAAGTAAGAATAATGTTATATACCATAACTGTTCCACTAAAAGAACAAATATGATTACCTGTAATTGTTACAGAATATTTTGCTGTTGTAGCAAGATTAACGCCAGCTTTGAATGTAATGCTTTCAGTATATGAGCCAGGATAAATAAAGATTGTATCGCCTGCATTAGCAACATCAATTGCATGCTGAACAGTGAGATATGGCCTTCCTGCTGCACCATTACCTGTTGTATCGCTACCATTCTTAGCGACATAGACATAATCAGCAGGAAGGACTTGCCTATTTGTCCATGCAGAGGCTTCGTAGGTGTACATTCCTTCAACAGCATCTGTTTGATAGACAACATCTCCTTCGTCGGGAGTGAGGGCTTGACGTTGTGCTTGTGTTACGAATGCAAGAGGAATTGTATCGGGAAGTTTAATTGGCATCTTTCCTGTTGCTGGATTAATTGGGTAATATCCTGATGCAAGGCATCCAACAATAACATCATCTCCGCTTGCTGCTTCTGCTACAATTTCGCCATCTGAGTTAACTGGAAAACCACGTTGTTCTAATGTATCTGCCATTTCTTTTCCTTGTTAATTAGTAAACTGGGATTTTTGCTGTAAACTTAATTACCGCATTTTGCGTACTTAGTGGGAATACAGTATCGCTCCACAATGAATTGTATGGATGAAGTCCTGTTGAGTCTGTATAGTATCCCATGAAGATTGCAACATGTGTTTCATCAACAGATAAAACATAAGCGTTGTGCACTGTTATTCCTGTTCCAACAGCAGCAAAAACTGTTGCAGTACCAAGCGGTATTGAGTGTTCTCCCATATAGTCTAATAGTCTTGCTCCAATTGGGTTGAAATAACCAGAAACACTTGTATTGATTCTAAGACCGGAAGGTATTCCAATAAGATATGCCCCGCTTCCAGAATTTGATCCGGGAGCCTTGATGGTCATTGAGAAATTCAACTCCAACGTATCCCCAATTACTTTGTACGCCCCCTTGATTTCTTCATTAGCATCTATAACAGGATTGTATTGTGCTGTGATTTTTGGTAGATATGTTTGCCAGATATTTCCAGGGCCAATATCTGTCTTCAACTAATTGATAGCCCCAACAACGTTATCTTTATTATTTGTTTCTAGCTTTGTAATATCTCCGACATCATTACTTCCGCTAGATGGAAGATTCATTACAACTCGTTGTGTTTCACTGTCTACGGGGAAATATCCACTAGACAAGCTTCCTGTAACCTCTTGTGTGCCAACACCAACTTGTACTACGACCTCACCCAAACTATTGACTGGCACAGACCTACTAACAACTATCGACATACTATTCCTTTTCTCTTTGTTGTGTTTTATTATGTGAGATTAGTAGGAAAGAAGAGTTTATAGGCATCAGCCTATTTTCTCATACTATTATTATATCACACTTTGCTTATAATAGCAAGTAGATTGGCATATCTATTATTAAAGCCCAACGTGAATGCTCTTGCTTCGCTTTGCACACAACAATAGACTAACGCGCTTGCGCTTGTTTTGCACAATATCTATTGTATACTAGCCGCTTAGCGGCCAACAATAACCGCGTAGCGGTATTCCAACATGCGCTGTAAGCGCGTTAGCCCTTCGGTGTCTCAGACTGATACTACGTATCCACGGAGAACTACTAAATTACTAATGCTCCACAGACCGCTTCGCTCTTGACCTTAATTATAGCGAAGCTATGTGTTTGTGCATATAGCCGCTATGCGGCCAGTCTACTACTAGCGCCATAGGCGCATGTTAAGGTCAAACCCGTAGGTGGTTTGGTACACAATAATTTAGTAGGCTTCCCTTCTAGCGCTGTGCGTGGCTGAAGCGCCTTATGCTGGCCGCTTAGCGGCTATTCCATAGCGCCGTAAGCGCGTTAACTTCTAAGGTACCTGTGAGGTACTATTGATATAAATATACATAGTCCTTTTCTGGTACTATGTACTTGCTGACACATATTTATTTTTATCCCGGTATTGACTTTAATACGAAGAAGGTGTATAATGGTTGTACTACTTAGATAGGAGTGACTAAATTGTTTGATTGGATAAATTCTGATGTAGAACAGTGTGCTTGGCACATCGCTGCAACTTCAGCAGCAAACACATACTCTCAACTTGAGTACCACAAGAGGCTTGGTAAAAGAGAGGTTGTTGATAAGATTATTGAGGCAAGAAAGTTAGCAAAGAAGTATCGTATCATACTTAAAGCGGATCAACTAAAGAAAGAAATGTTGGAGGGAAACTGACATGCAAGTAAAATTTAAGTCTCCGATGTTCTTGTGGCTTAAAGAGAACTGCGGAGATAGAAGTATTCACACTTTCATTGTTGAACTTGTACAAAAAGAGATGGATGGCTCACATAAGGGGGCAGAAGATGGAAAAGAAGCGGAAGGTTGTAGTAGCAAACAATTATATAAGAATCTATGAACCAATTCTGATGGCTGGTATTGTGCTGAATACAGATACTGGAATTGAGTGCGAAATAACAGTCCATGATAAGATGGTGTATTCTTATATTTACCAGCAATCGAATTGGTTTAAAGTTAATAAGAAAGACATGTTTGAATCCCAAGATTCTGTAGCGATGACGTTAGGATTCGACAGAAAGACTGTGAACAGGTCTATCAAGAAGCTTGAGGATGTTGGGCTTGTTGTGAAGACAAAGAAAAGAGTTGACGACACATGGAAGAACGTGTATTCTGCTGTGGACGTGTTGAATAGCAACTTCAGACTGTTTGCAGAGATTGAAACTAGGGCATTTGGTACGAAGCCTGTGAAAGAGGATATTGAAATAGTGCAAGCACTGGAAGATAGTGACCAAGGGTATATGACAGCCTCTGAACTGCCTACAAAGAGAGTTAAACAGTACAACTACTCAAACGATGATATGGTTTTGCCATTTTAAAATTAAGGAGAATAACATGAGAACGACCTACACTCATAACTGCATACAATGCAACGAAGAAACACTAAGTTTTGTTGTTGGGCCTCATTCCTGCGGTGTTGAGTACAACTGGGTATGCTCATCTTGTGGTAAGAGAATTTCTATTATATTTTCAAGCGGTGGATTGTCGTCAAATCAAGTTGTACTCAATGAGGAATGCTTTAAGACGAAAGTATTACTCCGTATTAGAGACACGAACGTTGTTTTTATCGCAGACGGCAACAAGTGGTCTTTTCATAAAGATGCAGATTCCCAAAGATATTATTACGAAGAATATACGTGTCCGAGCAATATGTTTAGGTCTTGTGATGAGGTAATTAGTGGTGGAATTGCAGATGAGCACGATCTTCTTGAATATGTTGACGAGATTATTGTTTCAGGTGACAATGCTGTGGATGAAGACGAAGCAGTTGATTTACTAACGCAAAAAGGAGTGGCCCTAACATGCAATCCTCCCAAATCCAACATGATAGCGAAGCAGACGAACAATTAGACAAAGAATGGACATGTTCCTTCTGTCAACGTATCCTAACGGATCAACAAGCTGTAATACAGCCATGTCCATTGTGTGACGAATGGTCGTTTAGATTGTTTGAATGAGAAACCACATTTTAACAAGGAGATTTTTATGATATGGATTGCTTTGTTTATAATTATAGCAGCAACCCTTTCGGTCTTAATGTTTAATAGTCTTGATGACACTTATCCATTTCTCTGTGCACTTATCGGATGTATGCACTCTGCTTCAATATGTCTAGTATTGTTCTTTGCATATTACATGATGCAACATTCCTCTTGACACAGCACAAATAATCATATAGAATGCTTCATATCGTATAACGAAAGGAACCAATATGTTTTGGATTAGTTTGTACATTATTTTTGTTGTGTGGTTTGTTTATGCCAACAGATATGATGGATTGTTCTTTGGGGTAGGGTTTGGTATTCTCATTGGTGCAGCATTACTAATTGTGGTAATGAGCCTTGTATATATTACAACTCCAACAACCATACGATATTACACTGTTGATATTTATTCAGCAACATCAAAAGACCAACTGCATGGCAACTTTGTATTCGGAAGTGGCTCAATCAACTCCGTTGATAAATATTCGACGTTCATTAAAAGTGGAAATGGTAAAAAGAAGTATACATTTGACGCAAGCCCTGTTACAATTATTGAAGACAACAAGATTACTCCACATGTCACTATTCAATACGAGAAGGTAGTTGTCAACTGGTGGACTACTCTTATTGACATGAAGGCCAACAGGAATCACAAAGTAATCGAGATGGTTGTTCCTGAAGGAAGTGTTACAACGTCGTTTAATATTGAATAACTAAGGAGACTTGGCGGTAGCCAAGCCCTTTCATGAAATGAAAGGCTCTAACATGCAAACATTGGAACAAATTGTACATGAAGCAACTCGTCAAGCAGCATATCTTGGAGTTGAAATGGCTGCTGCATGTGACAAAGGAGATTCTCTACGACAAGATGAAACACTTGACAAACTGGTAAAATTGCGAGAAGATACAATCTTGCAGATTACTGCACACATTAACGAATACATTGCTAACAAGGAGAGTTGACATGTTTGTATGCTATCAAGATGGAAAACGTTGTTCGTCCTATGGGTACTCTTCATGGGAACAAGATTCATTTGACCGAAAGGAAGATGCTGAGCGCTATTGTTTTAATTGGGCGTATCCACATGGGCATTACGACCATATAGCACCACAAATGGATGTCGGTGTTGAATACGACTATTCAATGTCAGAGTTTCCTGTTATGATGTCTATTAAAGAGGAATAACATGACAGCAATTGCTTTTATTGTCGGAATATCGTTCGGAGTTATAATTGTTAAACTTAGTATTCTACGGAGTAAATAAAATGTTTGAATTCATTGTTGTAATTGCATTGCTTGTTGTCCTTCCATATTTGTTCCATATGTGGATTACGTCTAAATATCATTGTCAAGATAAATTGTTCTTTGGGGAGGACTATATGGGGCCACTTAAAGAAGACGCGGATCTAGATAATGTTGGAACGGAAGGAGAACAGAAATGAAAGATATTGAAGAGTTTCAAGGAGAATTTCGTTGGCTTAGTAACTTCTGGCCTGCCTGTGTAGAGCTTGACGGAGTTACTTTCCCTTCCATAGAAAATGCATACCAAGCAGCTAAGACTTCCGCAGAAAATAGGGAAGACTTTGTTTGGTGCACTGCTGGACAGTCAAAGCGCGACGGGCGTAAAGTTCCAATGAGGCCCGAGTGGGAACAAGTTAAACTTCAAGTAATGTCAGATTTGATTAAACAGAAGTTTAAAGTAGGAAGCCTTCTTGCAAAGGAGCTGATTGCTACTGGAGATGTAAATATTGTTGAAGGCAACCGTTGGGGAGACACCTTTTGGGGCGTGTGCAACGGAAAAGGTAGTAACAATCTTGGTAAATTGCTAATGCAACAACGTAAGTTTCTGCAAGAGCAATGAACACAAAACATATTCTTTCAGCACAATGCTATAGCAAGAATGGAAAGTTGTTGTCTAGCGCAACTAATTCTTATAGCAAGACGCACCCATTGCAGAAACTATTTGCTTGTAAAGCAGGATTTCCAGCTAAACAATATCTTCATGCTGAGATTTCTGCTATAATTCGCTCACGAGGACAATCTATTCATACTTTACACGTAAGCCGTTACAATAAGCAAGGAAAGATGATGAATGCTATGCCTTGTCCTGTGTGTTGTGAGGCGATCAAGCAATATGGCATAGAGCACGTCTTCTACACAACGAATAATGGCTGCATTGAACAACTGAATATGGAGGGGTGACATTCGTCACTTCCTTTCTCGATTAACATCTCGAAAGGTGCTAAATATGGACATTGATGAACGAGCCTTTGCAAGAATTAAGAAGGCCAAGGAAAGTAATACTGACGAGATTACAATTCGTGATTATTTTGCTGCTAAGATTCTTCCAGCCGTATATTCTGATTATTGCAAGGACGCAGATATTCAAGGATATGTTGAAGGCTGGCGAATTGGAGTTGCAAAAGACGCTTATGCGATGGCAGATGCAATGCTTGTAGAAAGGAATAAGCAAAATGTATAACGACCATCAAGATATTATTAAGATTGTTGGAAATGCTCTTAACGAGAGTTATAGTTGTGGATATGATGAGGCGCGCGGCGATCACGCCGCAATCTCTAATAAAACCATTGCAGCAGTACAACAACACCTCAAATACATGCAATCACAAATTGATGATCTGCAGAAGAAACTCAACGTTGCAGAGAAGTCGGATGTTAGAATGTTTATTGATTGGGATAAGACCGCCCATGGAGATAAATATTGCGCTATTTTGTGTCGTAAAGTTGGAGATGTTGTAGAGATTATTGATACACAGTATTCACCGTATAATTAAGGAGTAATTATGCAACTATCAGGAAAACAAACAACTAATGTAAAAGTTGACGTATCTGCTTATGAACTTGTTGACGCAATTGAGAAATTGTATTATAAAGCACCAAGCAAATATGATGGCTACTCACACATCAGCAAAGACGGATATTGGTATCTCTATGATGGAGAGAATCATCATAACGGAGATATTGAGTGGAAACGTGGAGATAAAGCAACACAGGAAGAAATTGCTGATAATTGGAAACATGAGGCGTTTCTTGATGTGCTGAGAACATTGAAGCAATATAAAGAATAGAATATGCCTCTACAACGCACAGAAACGCGCTGTAAGCGCTTATTACAACATTGTGGCTACGTGTGTATAGGGAGGACTAAACAAATCGATTATAGAGCGTTTATGACTATTTAAGGAGATGATATGCTAAAGATTAATACAACTAAGCCGTACAATATCTTTGCTGAAGTAATTGAGCAAGAAGCTCTCAATCAATTCGAAGCAGCAATGCAACTTGATTGTGTTGTGCAAGGAGCACTAATGCCCGACGCCCATGCAGGCTACACGTTGCCCATTGGAGCTGTCGTTGCGTGTAAAGACACGGTGTTTCCTGCAATGGTTGGCTATGACATTGGCTGTGGCATGTGTGCTGTTCCTACCACGTTCAATGAACAAGACATTCGCAACAATGCAAAGCAAATATTTGACCAGATTTATCGAGATATTCCTGTTGGATTCTCCCACAACCAGAAAGACACTCCCTGGAAGAATTGGGAGGGGATTGAACGTTCTCTTGCAACAGAGAAAATCTTTGCAAAGAATGGGCTTCGACAACTTGGATCACTTGGGGGAGGAAATCACTTTATTGAAGTTGGTGCAAACAGTGAAGGTCAAGTGTGGTTTATTATTCACTCAGGTTCTCGTGGAATTGGGCATGCTGTTGCAACTCATTATATGCGCCTTGCTTCTGGAGACGGAAAAGCACGAGAAGGGTTCTTTGGCTTTGATGTAAACACTCAAGACGGTAAGGATTACATCAAGGATTTGAATTTCTGCCTCGAATTTGCTCTTGCTAATCGTTATGAAATGTTACAACGTGTAGAAAAGGCTGTACAACGTACTTGCGAAGGTTCTGCACTGTTTGATGAAACAATTAATCGCAATCACAACCATGCGGAATGTACGTCCATCGAACTCCCCGATGTGATTTGCGAGGTCTGGATTCACCGTAAGGGCGCTACGCACGCTGAAGAGGGCATGATGGGCGTGATCCCCGGCAACATGCGCGATGGCTCGTTTATTGTGTGCGGAAAAGGCAATCCCGCCTCGCTGTACTCTTCGTCTCACGGTGCGGGTCGCGTGCTAGGACGTAAAGAGGCTCAACGTGTGTTGAACATGGAAGACTTTTGTGCAACAATGGGACAAGTTACTGCGCTTGTTACGAAGGATACGCTAGACGAAGCACCTTTTGCATATAAAAATATCTTCGATGTAATACGATTGCAAGAACCACTTGTTGAAGTAATTACGCACGTAAAACCTATTATTAATATCAAGGGTTGACATGAACAAACAAATTAAACGCATAAAAATACACATCGCCTATATCTTGTGTATTGCTATCATGCCCCTTGTGTATATCATGGATGTGTTACACGCACAGAAGAATGTATTTCGTAATGCTTGGCTACATGTTAAGGCAGATATGCAATCGAATAATCGTTATTACAAGATTAATATGAAGATGGTTGACATGCTCTGAAAGTTGCTGTATAATGTAGTTTTACTGGTCTGATAGTTCACTGGTGAGAACAACGACCTCATAAGTCGTAGGGCACGGATCGTAACCGTGGCGGACCACCAAACAATGCGGGTTTAGCTTATGGAGAGCATCGGATACCTAATCCGAAGGGGTGCTGGCAAGCCGCAGTTCGATTCTGCAAACCCGCTTCAATAATTTATAACAAAGGAGAGATAATGAATCCTACTGATTTATCTATTGTTGTTGATCTACTAGCAGTAACTTGTCTTGAGCAAAACTTTGAAGTTGAGGGGAAGGTAGCAGGTCTAGTAGACTTCCTTGCAGACAAAGTAGCAAATATGCAAAGCAACACTGGTCAAATGACTGATGTTCTTGTTCATCTTTATGATAAACATGGGCTGGCTTTGCCAAAAGCGTTGGAAGATGAAATTTACATTAAGGAGGAGAAATAAATGGCTGAAGAATTGAAAATTAAAGACTTAAAGCAAGTTGTCTGCAATGGTTTTATTACTTATACGCAGGAAATTGTAGAACTTGCTTCGCAAGGATATATTTTGGATGTATCAAATAAGCATTGCCCTCAATGGCAACTAGGTTTGTTCACGGCAACCATGCTACTCCTTGATGATGAAGTTTCCACTGTCGTTGTTGAAGACACTACTCAGGAACAACAAGGGGTTACTCCTAAGCGTGTCTACACTAAGAGCAATAAGGCTAAAGAGGCTTTGCGTAGCAAGCTTCCTGCTGAAGCGTTGCAAACGATTACGAAGGACTAATTGTACGACGCCGCGTTAGCGGCTTTTAGTGTGTAGTATTCCTGTAATTATATGGAGGAAATTGCTGATGGCTTATGAGAATGATTTGGATAGTGAAATGTTGGGGAGTAGCAAGCCACGGCGAAGCCGTAAGAAGACTCGGGCAGTAAAAGTTAAGCAGGAACTGCCCCCTGTTATTAAGGAGAAATTTATCGAGGATATTATTCCAAAGGCTTCTAACGGTCTTAATATTGACCCGAGAGGGGAGAATCAGAGAAAAGCACTCACTGCACTAAAAAGCGGGAAGCAAATTAATTATCTAGTTGGAGTTGCGGGAACAGGAAAATCAATGTTGGCAGCATACCATGCCAGTAATCTGATTAAATCAAAGAAGATTGATAAGGTGTATCTTGTACGCCCCGCTGTGTCTTGTGGCAAGACAAACGGGTTAATTCCGGGCGATTTGCATTCTAAGTTGCTTCCTTGGTTCCTACAAACCATTCATCATTTCGAGAGTTTTCTTGGTAAGGGGTTTGCTGGTTACTGTCTGAGTAAGAAGATTATCGAGTTGTGCGCTGCTGAGCACATGCGTGGCATGAGTTTTCAAGATTGCGTAGTCATAACGGAAGAGTCTCAGAACTTTACAGAAGATGAGTTTGAGATGATGCTTACCCGTATTGGGGAGAATTGCCAGATGATCTTCACAGGGGATCAAACGCAGCACGACATGCGTGGGACTTCTGGATTGGTGGCTACCCTCAATATGTTGGATAATGTGCGTAAGAACACTCCTCCAGACTACTTAGATGAAAATGACCTCTACGAGTTTATCAATAACGTAGCAATCACGCACTTCACTTTCGATGATGTACAACGTAGTCCTATGGTTAAGGCACTTACTAAGTTGTACTACTATAAGCAATGAGTAAATTAAAGTTGATTGGAAAGGTATTTGGCAGATTAACTGTAGTGTCTGAAAATGGCAGAAACGTTCGGGGGCAAGTTCTGTGGAATTGCATATGCTCCTGTGGAAATACTTGTGTAAAGGCTTCCGTGGAGTTGTCATCTAAAGGTGTTAGAAGTTGTGGGTGCCTAGTAAAAGAACGAGCATCAGAACTAGGTAGACAATCTGCGAAACATAATATGAGTAGAACCAAGGCGTATCAAGCATGGTCAGATGCCAAACAAAGGTGTTACAATGAAAATCACCCGGAATATAAAAGGTACGGCGGTATTGGTATAAAGATGTCTGACGAACTTAGATCAAATCCAGAGTTGTGGTGTAGTCATCTTGGGAACCCTCCTGACAATGAAATTAAGTGGAGTGTGGATAGAATTGATACCACAAAAAATTATGAAATAGGAAATTTAAGGTAGGCAACTCCTCCACAGCAAGTTAGAAACAGGAAGAAACAAGCGAACAACGTCTCTGGTATAACCGGCGTTTGGTGCAGTACGAACGCTTTTGGAACGGAGACGATGAATGCGTCTGTATATGGTTTAGATGGAAAACCTATTACTAAATCATGGTCTATAAAGAAGTGGGGTTTGGAGTATGCTACTTTCATTGCTGAAGAGTGGCGAGATATTCATATTCGCCGATTAAACCTTCTCGGTACTGGATACACAGAGCAACATGGAAAATAAGGAGAACCAATGAAACTAAAAATTGAACGCACAGTAGGAGAAACTTGGGAATCGTATGATATGGAAGGTGATTATGAGGAGATTCTTACTCTTGCGACAGAACTTGGATTTTGTAAAGGTGCTGAATTTAATCCAAGTGTTATCGTTGACACAGATAAGCAGAAGATTTCCACCTCACAAATTCTACATGAGTTCGTCAAGAGTAAATGTCCTGGTTGCAAGCATGAATAAGGAGAACATATTGAATAAATACAAACAACCACGAATGGGGGCAGAGCTATCAGAAATGTCTGTTCCATTTAGTGTTCGTGCAACACAAGAAGTGAGCAATCACTACATTTGCGATGTTTGGGACACACTTGAAAACCTTTCTGATGTAGAAGATTTGCTCTTTATTCTAGGGACAGCTAAAGAAGAGGATCATATTACAATTCATCTCAACTGTTTAGGTGGGTCTATTTATGTTGGTGATGCAATTATGTTAGCAATGAATAATTGTGAGGCCGAGGTGCATATTCAAGCAAGTGGGTGCATTGCTTCTTTTGCAACATTTATACTTCTTAATTGTGATAGTTTTGAAATCTCCCCTCATTGTGTTCTACTTTGCCACTCCGCCTCCTTTGGTGCTGTAGGGAAGATGTCGGAGACAAAGCAACAAGTGGATTTCATGCATAAGCAAGCAGATAGTATGCTTCATTATTATTATGAGGGATTTCTGACAGAAGATGAGATTACCCGGATCATTGACCAAGGATATGAGCATTGGATGGACTCAAAAGAATTTTGTGATCGCTTTAAGAATATGGTAGAATATCGACAAGCTAAAGTAGACAAGATGCAACAAGGAGATAATAATGAGGCTGCTAAAGAAACTTCTAGCTGTTCTTGTGGCATGGCTTGCAGCAAGACTAATAATTCTGTATCTGAAGACTAGCACACTTCGTTATATACTTGGTTGCTACATTCTACGTATTCCTACATTTGGAATATGGCAATTGACAAAAGTTAAAATTTGGATTGCAGACGCAATAGCTGATGACAATTAATGTTATAGCCCTCTTCTCACGAAGAGGGCTATTTCTTTTACATATTGCTTGACAAACGATGAAATGTATGAGACTATGTGTTCTGTCTAATTTACTAAGGAGAAATAAGATGGAACAATCTCTAGTTGAACGCTTACGCATCCGTGCAAATATACGTAGAAGCATTTCTACACGTAAGAGTGTACAAGAAGGAAAGCCAGATAAGATTGCTGATTTGCTTGAAGAGGCTGCTGATTATATTGAGCAACAGCAATCAGAAATTAGTGGGCTAGAATACATGTATGAATATCTCTCTAATAAAATTGGTTACGAAGGTTAAAGCAGACTACGGTGGTAGTGAACTTAAGAATCTGATGTATGCAGAATTTGGGGAGGCACACAATGCTTCTGAATTAGCCCGGAGGATTTTGTATGGATACTACAAATAAGGAGAAACATATTGAATGTACTATCGTTGTTTGATGGCATTAGTTGTGGGAGGGTGGCCCTTGATAGGGCTGGCATCAAAGTAGATAATTATTATGCTTCAGAGATTGACAAACATGCAATTGCTGTAAGCAAAGATAATTGGAAAGACATTATCCACATTGGGGATGTGACTAAAGTTTCATATAAAGACGGTGTATTATACACCGAGAGCGGGAATTACAATGTTGGAAAGATTGATCTTGTACTAGGAGGGAGTTCTTGTCAGTCGATTAGTAATCTAGGCAACAAAGAAGGGCTAGAGGGTAAGAGTGGATTGTTCTATCACTGGCTACGCATTAAGAACGAAGTAAATCCTAAATACTTTCTACTTGAGAATGTTGTTGGTAAGAAATCCTCACTAGATGAAATATCCAGGCTTGTTGGTGTAGAGCCAATTAAGATTTGTTCATCATTGTTCTCTGCACAGAGCAGGGCCAGGTTGTATTGGACAAACATTGAAGTCTCTAATAAATATCCAGTAACTTCTCCGAATCTTGTAGATATTCTCGTCAGTTGGCCAGGAGCAGAAAGCATCCTAACGGAGGGGAGGCTTCGTTGGCTACTAAGTGACAAGGGACAAGCATGTGTCGCAAAGAGGTATGCTAATATCAACCCTACTAAGGCAGCGTGTCTTACGGCAAGAAGTGATGCTAGTTGGAATTGTAATTACATTGAGAAAAATGGGCAATATCGTAAGTTGTCTTGTGTTGAGTATGAAAGACTTCAGACATTACCGGATAATTATTCAATGTCTGTGCACACTCGTGAGAGGTATAAGTCAATTGGTAATGGTTGGACAGTAGATGTAATTGCACATATCTTGAAAGGGATTGTTACAGACAAGGAGAAGGCATTCCTGGAAACAATTCAATTGCAGGATGTTGTAGAAGAAGTCTAGCAAGCATAGCCCCTCGTGAGAGGGGCTATTTCTTTGTGTGTCCATTTTGTCTATACCTTCTTCGGACATTTGTATAGCGCTGTAAGCGCCAGTAGAGGTGGCCTTCGCCACGTTGCGACTATAGCTGCATAGCAGCCAGCCTAATGAGCGCTTCGCGCCATGTAAGCCGCCTCTGTTCCTAGCCAGCCTTCGGCTACGGAGAACTACTAAATATAAAACTCAGCACAGCCCCGCTTCGCTCTTGACTTTACTTGTCGTAAGACATGTTTGTGTGTAAGGCGCTATGCGCTATTAAATTGACCCCATAGGGGCTATACAACAGGCCGCTATGCGGCTATAGGCATTTCAATATACGTATGCGCTAGGGAAGATATTACTGGCCCTTACAGGACTATTACTTATGTTGTGGCGTATTCATAATTTATTAAAAAATAATTTTTTTTTGGGATGGGCCACTAAGCGGCCTTAGATATACCCGTAGGGTAAGAATATCAAGTAACTTTACAATCTCTTGTTGACTTTAGCAGCTTTGTATGGTATAATTAAACGTTACTAATAAAAAGAGGTTTAATATAAATGGGAAAGAGTGCTAGAGATTATTGGTTGGGAATGGAATTGGTATCTAAGACGGGAAGGAAGTGTAAGATCACAGAATATAATGGATGTAAAGATGTGGTCATTAGATTTGAAGATGATGTTGAAATCCATAGAGAAACAAATACTCTTAAACTGTGGCCTCCTTGTCATCCCGACGATAACAATCTTGTAGTAAAGGTTCGAGTAGGAGATGTATATGATACCAATAGATTTGGGAAGGTAGTCATCACAAAATACGAAGGCAATAAGAAAGTGACAGTACAGTTTATTGACTACCCCGATGAGTTTGTTACTGCTCAAATGAATGCAATCGAAAGAGGGTTGGTAACACCACATTTCTACAACGTAAGGACACTTGAGAGGTGGAAAGAAACCGCAACCAAGAAACACAGTGGAAGGTATGACTATTCAAATGTCAAGGAGAAGCCTTATAATCACCAGGACATTCTTATACATTGTAACTACTGTGGTAATAATTATTCTGTCAATGCTGCTTTACATATGAACGGAGGAGGCCATTGTAGCTGTAAAAGAACAAGTGAGGTAGATGCTTTCTATGGAGAGATATCCTCTAAGACTCAATACAAGATAGATAGAGACTCAGTAAGAACAAGGGAAATAGACCAATGTGTCGCTGCAACCTGCGAACAACACGGGAGCTTTGAAGGCAGTATTAGGTCACTAACTGAAGGAAGAAAATGTCCAACATGTGAATTGGTTGATTGGAGATTGGCCCTACTAGAAGAGAAAAAGGAGATACTACAAGGTGTTGAAGTCCTTGGTTTTACTGAGGATTATAGGTATATACTTTTAGACACTACTACTGGTGAGATTAAGACGTACAACATAACGGATTTAAAGAAGAAAACAAACAGCCCCTTTGTGCTTCGTGTCCCAGAACAGAGAGTAACACTTGATGTGTTCAAGCAGCGGGCTTTCGCTGTGCATGGTGATGCCTACTCATACTCTGACTACTTGTCTATTGGAGAGAAGGTAACGATTACCCACAAGGAATGTGGGAATACCTACAAGCAAGCTGCTGCCGGTCATATCAATGGGAACTACGGCAAAGGTGTTGGTTGTCCTTACTGTGCTAAGTACGGACTATCTCTAAGTAGGCCAACTAACTTGTATATTCTTCTTGCAGATAATGGGTATGTAAAAGTTGGGATTACTCATCAAACCCCGGAGGGGCGTATTAGACAGATACATAAGAGCACAAGGGCAATGTTTCTATTCAAGTGTTATAAGAGTTGGAACATGATTGGCAAAGATGCTGTGTTCGCAGAACACGAAATACTCACGCTGCTAAGGCAGCAATATAAACAACCAAGCGAAATCTTTGACGGAAGTTCTGAAACATTTGTTGGAACATCTCCTCCGGAGATTGCTATTTTAATTGAAAAATTTTTGGAGGGTAACAGTATAACATTACTTAAGTAATTTCATGTGTAACAATATCAATAGCCCTCAAAAGAGGGCTATTTTGTTATCTATCTGGGTTGTGGCTTATCCACGCCCTACCCTATATAAGCAATCCCTTATGAAAGCCAAAATATCAATAGACTAATATTGTTTAATGTTAGACATACCTTGTCGCATGGCGACCATGCCCCTGCGCCATAGGCGCTATCAATCGTCTGTTACTTCGTAACCATTGAACTACGTATAACTAGCATTATGTTAAATGTAACTATAAGCATATGATAGATATACTCTATGCTTCGCATAGGATAGAACTAGCCCCCATGGGGCCGTGTGTATAACATTAACTGTTATTGTGTTTAATATTATCTGTAATGCTAAGGCTTAATATTAATCTATGATTAATGAATATGTTATGTAATAATAGTTAATATAGTGTAGTATAGTAGTAGGGTATGTGTAATGTAACGGGGTTTAACCAATAGATGCTTTGCATCAAGATACCAACTAAGTTATCGCTTATTAACCTGCTATAGATGTATCACGCATCGTCGTATAACACTGTTATCAGTCATTACATATAGCGCCATAGGCGCGTGTTAATAGCTGCATAGCAGCCAGTCATAACACTGCATTACATGCCCACATATAACCCCTAACGGGGCATGTCCTACACTCATTAGCATATATATAATGATCTACACATATGGCTATATAGCCCCATAGGGGCCAGTCTAAT